CGGCGTCTACGGGGTAAGTTCTCGTTTTTATTGGATAATCTGACAGGTGTAGAAGATGTAGACGTTCTCTGGTTAAATATAATAAGATCTCTCTCTCTCTCTCTCTCTCTTTTTCTCTTTCTCTCTATTTCCCAAAAAACGTCTACACCGTCTACAGGTCGAACTTTTCTAAACAGTATCAATATGTTACCCCGTAGACAAACGAAAAACAGCTTGTCTACACATGTCTACGATTTTAGAAAACACCAACAAATCGCGTGTTTCTTGACAAGAAAAGGAGTCGAAAATGAGTCAGTTTGAGCAAGAAAACGTCAACACCCAGAAGGGTCGGGTTGTTCACCTTGTTACAACTATAGCGGTAGCGAAAGCGTTGTGCCTTCCCATGAGGTTGGCTGAGGATTTTGTTGCCACCCTGACGCAGGTGGGGGTGTTGGCAGGGCAACCAGCCTTTGACAGGGCGGATATGGAGTATCGGCGAAAGGAGCTTCTTGGGGATACTCGAGACTGGCCGACGCTAGGACGTATAGCAATCGCGCTCAAGATTCGCCCTAGCGTGCTCTCTTCAGCTCTTTCGACCGTGGGATTGCTCGGCTCGACAAATCGAGAAATGAGACTCCCCGGGGCAACGGTGGGATTGCTCTTGGAGCACCTCGCCTCCGAAGGAAAACTCCCGGCCAGCTGCGATTTCGACTCGCTCCTGTTCGCCGCACGAGAGATGCTCGGCAAGCGAGGCGCTGGAAAGACCGACCTCTCGAGAGCCGAGCTTGCGACGGCTCTCAGGCTCACAAGGGCCCCGGCGATACTTCGGGGAAGACGCGCCTTCATCGTCTTCTACGATCGCTCAAAATGCCTCGATTTAATCTTCGATTTCTATGTCGCAAGAACCGAACAGGACAGCTCGTGGGTATCTTTCGATCACCTCATGGAATCTAAGAAAGTCACAGGAAAAGAACTAGTCGAAATCGCACGAAGAGTCACAAAAAGGAACGTGGGAATCACTCACCTCGTGTCACCCGCGCAGTTTGCACTTATCAAGCAAGCCGTTGACTCGTGGACGGCTAAAAGGAGCACCAATGCCATCAAAACTCACTAAACAAGAGCTGCTTTTTCTCGTAAAAAAGGCCGAAACCTATGGAATGCGCTTCACGCTTTCCAAGAAATTCGTCTGCTTCAACCCCGTTTCTGAGCAGTGGGAACAAATGCGCTACGAGGACGCCGAACGCCTGTTCGTAGAAGCCTATAACCGGGGAAGAAAGCACTCAAAACACCTAACAAGGCGCCAAAAAGACGTAACAGAAACCGTACGGGAGTTTTTCGGTCTAGCGTTCTCAGCAGTGGGCCAGTACGATCCCGAGAACCTCGAGAAACACTCTGTATCAACAAACATTATCGAAGTGGAGGACCTCCAATGAAACTGCTCCAAGAAGTCATAGCCCAAGCCGTTAGTTTTGTACATATTCAGTATCCATGCAAACATTGCAAGTTCACGTCTGAGCTTTTTTGCATCGATGCCGATGGTTGTGTAGAGGTTTATTGCTATAGCTGCAAGGCGTACAAAACTCGGATTCACCCCTCGAAAAAGGAAGATTGAAATGACAAAAAAGCAATTGCCATGCCAAGAATGCGGTGGGAGATGTTGCGTATATGCCCCCTTTCATATGAAAGAATGGCTCAAAATCAAAGAACGATTCCCCGTTGGCCCTGACGCAGTAGTGGAAGAGGTCTTTCCAAGAACAACCGCCTACGGTGTACTCGTTTGGAAAGCCGGAACAGATAAGCAGTGCTATTATCTAAAAGACGGACGTTGTAGCATTTATACGTACAGGCCAAGCACATGTCGCAAGGCAGCATCTGACGGAATCTGCGCCTACACGAACCCCGCAGAGGTTGCTAGAAGAGTCATGGAGTACAAGGCAATGGGCCACACTTTCTTAGCAGAAAAGGAGTAAAAACCATGGGAGTACAGTTCGACTCAAGGGCAAAAGGTAAGAAGTTTCACGGCTATTATTGGGATAGGTCAGCAAAAAAGAAGGTCAGTGTCGGCATGTACATGACAAGAGAAGAGGCAGAGGAAGCCGTCTCTACCGCTGTCGCAGCCTTGAACCTACGCCTTGAAGAAATCGACCTGATAACACTCGAAAACAAGAGGAAACATCAGGAGAAATATTCGGCAGAATTGGATAGAAAAAAGTTCAATCAGCCAACCTTCGATAGCAAGCCAAAACGCGGCGTGTTCCCTCTTATCTCACTCCAGAAGTTCGAAGATTCACTCAAACCAGAACAAAAACCACCAACAGATCTCAAGTTCGGCATGTGGAAAAAAGAAACCAAAGAGGAGCAAAAAAGTGAATCTTGAAGAGGACTAGTGCTGTTTTGGTTGCCGCATGTATGCAGTTTTGATAAAAGAGATTTGCCATCGCGGAATTTTCGACGCCCCATGATGGCAAAACCTTTATCGCATATCGCGAAAGAGAAATCAAGCGTCGCAAGAAAGATAGTGTTATGAACGATATTGTAAAGACTGGAACCTTTGACTTCAATGATATTCTAGTACGAACCATTGTTGAGCAATCGGGTGAGGTGCTGTTCAGGGCATCGGATGTGGCTGGAGTGTTGAGGCTAGACACTCACGTTATGCTTCGGATGGTGGAAGATGAGGACCGTATCGAAAGTACGGTCCTTACGAGCGGGGGCAGCCAGCAGGCCGCCTTCCTGCGGGAGGCAGGGCTCTATACTGTCATGCTCCGATCCAACAGACCCGAAGCCGTTCCGTTCCGCCGTTGGGTGACTCGCGAGGTCCTCCCCCAGATCCGTAAGACTGGCTCGTTCGGCGCAGCCGAGAACGAACGACTCGCGAGGCTTGAAGGCGAGGTTGCGGCAATGAAGTTTATACTTGCTGGCAAACAAAATAACAACGAAAGGAACGCAAACAATGACACACATCACATCCAAAATGACGGTCAGACTCATCTCTTTTTCCGAACCGTCCCTAGTCGGCCAAGCAGCCAGAGCTTGCTACGGAAAAACCTCCGATGATGAGCTCAGCAACATTGCACTTGCAGCCAAATTAAGACGGATAAAACACATGGAACCACTAGAAAACTCACACGTCTATTTTGAGTGCGTCATCCCCAAATTCGTCGCCTCGCAGCTCAACAGGCATCGGATCGGCATCGGACGTTGCCAACAGTCTCTGAGGCTTTCATACGCGAAACCGCTGTTTTTCTGGCCGGAGGACACCGAACTTACCGAGAACGACCTCGCCATCATCAAGGCGTCTGTTGACCTCATAACGAGGCTCGCAAGCGCAAAACAACGGGAACGAGAGATCCGCCAGAGACTAATACCAGACACCCTCATGGTCGAATACCGAACGTGGTTCAACATTCGAGAATTCATCACCCTCTGCGAAAGGCGGCTGGACCGACACGCGCAAATCGAAACGAGAATCGTTATAAGCCTCATGCGCGATCAGCTGATGATGACACCATGGGCGCCTGTGCTTGATCTCCCAGAACAGGCTTGATACGATAAACAACGGCCTGAGAGCAACCGAGTCGCCTATTTTTGGTTGTGCCCTTCCTTGGGCCGTTCTTCGCTTGCAAACGAGAAATCGATCCTGTACAGTCGAAAGAAGACGGCAGGGACCTTGTGCAAGCAAGGGTAGCGTCTTGCTGAGGGTGACTAACTAGATTCTGCTAACCTTCAGCGCCATTTTCAAGTATGTGGACCTGACAGTTTTTCGGAGGGATCCGGAGTAACGAGGCGAACATGGCGAGCGGCCGGAAAACGCATTGACCTCGGGACCCCCCGGGGTTTTTCTTTTTTCCACAACCAGTATCCGAGGAATCCTCGGTAACTCAAGCACCGAGGAATCCTCGGTAGTTCGTTTTGCCTCTTGACGGTGCAATTGTTTTCCTTCAGGATGGCAGTATGGCGTTAACGAATACTTTTGAAAGCTGCAAGCGACACTGTAGCTTTCCTGTTTTGGCCAACTGGCCTGTACTAGTGGAGGAGACTGTGGGCCGTCCTAGCAAACTAAAAAAACTAGCGCAAGAGCACCCTAAGGCATTTAGAGGCGTAAAAGATATTGTAAAACCTGCATCAAAGAAAGCAATTGATTTGTGCAAGCGGGTGTGCAAGGAGCACAAAAACGGCGGCGGAATCGAAGAAGTCTGCAAGCGCGTAGGCGTTGCTCATACTACCTTTTACTACTATGTTAGAAAGTATAGAGAATGTAGGGACATCGCACAGAGTTACGGTCTAGGCGTCATAGGCGATCCAACCGTTAGGGTTGTTAATGCTGCACCTCCAAAGATGCCAGACGATGAATCCGCGTTCTCAGTTTTCGATTTGCCTACGAGAAAAGCATGGTCTAGCGAGGAAAAACAGGCCGCGATAAAGAAAACGATGGAGGCCCTCAAGGTGGGCGTGCCCTTCAATTTCGCCGTGCGCTACGCAGGGGTAGACAAAAAGCGCCTCACCGAATGGGTGACAACCGAACCCGGCCTACTCGATGTGCTCTTGCAGGCAGAAGCCGAGTGGAGCGTAACGTTTTTTCGATGCCTCACAAAGGCCGCGGTTGTGGCTGCAGAGAAGGGCAAATTCTTGGAAATCGTCCAAGGCGCCGAACGAAGATTCGCTTCACAATGGGGGCAGGTTCAAGCAATTGACGTTACGCTCAAAAAGGAAGACGGCACCCAGAGTGTCGTCTCACTCGACAAAAACACAATGGATGCTGCTTTTGAAAAAGAGCTTGCCCTTGAAATGAAAGAGGAGAATAAGCTTGATTCATAAACAAAAAACTGTCAAAATTGCATCGCTAAAAGGTCTAGAGAAAAACGCTAGACTTCACTCGGATGCTCAGGTCAAACAGATCGAACAAAGCATCACCCGGTTCGGATTCCTAACACCAATCGTTATCGACAAAAAGGGTAACGTGATTGCAGGAAATGGGCGCCTTCAAGCTGCCAAAAACCTAGGCATGATACAAGTGCCAGCTATTGAAGCCGACGGCCTTAGCGCCGCCGATTTGCGAGCCTACGCACTCGTAGACAATCGACTGAGCGAAACCAGCGAGTGGGATAAGGAGCGCCTCAAACACGAACTGGCCGACCTCATCGAGAATCTCGAGGTAGACATGTCGACAGTCGGATTCTCGCCCGATGAAATCGAGGCGCTCATTGGGGGCCCTTCTTTGCCAGTCTCAGAAAAACAACTTCAAGGAGACCCTGACGACGTGCCCGAAGACGTTCCCGAAGACGTTCCCACCCGGTGCGCGTTGGGGGACCTTTGGGTGCTTGGAGAGCATCGGCTTGCTTGCGGGGACTGCACCGACACTAAAACGATGATTCGACTCATGGGTGGCTTGAAGGCCGACATGGTTTTTACCGACCCACCTTATAATATCGCAAGTGAAACCACAGAGGGCGTGCGCGAAACAAGCACGTCTGGAAGCAAAAAGGTTATGCGAGAATCGAAGTGGGATTCCAATTTCGACATCAAGACCATATTCCCGGTTATCGGCGCCAACATCGCCAAAGATTGCTCGATTTATATCTGCACTTCTCATTGGCTTGCTTGCGACATATGGCCGTGGATGAGAGACACTTTCGATTACTCCAACTACTGTGTATGGGTGAAGCCGAACCCGATGCCGTCCTTGGCAAAGAGACACCACACGTTCTCAACAGAGATAATCTGCCACGCCACACAAGGAAAACACATTTTCAATTTTCCTGAAAGTGGGCACGCATTGTCACATTGGGAATACACCAAGTGTTCCAAGTGTGACTTGCACCCCACGATGAAACCAGTAACGATTCCTTCGCATGGAATAAGACTAAGCAGCAATCCGGGTGACATCGTTCTTGACCTATTCGGTGGCGCCGGTTCAACGCTTATTGCTTGCGAACAGATATCACGAAAGTGTTTCATGACTGAGATCTCTCCAAAATATTGTGACGTTATCATTGAACGGTGGGAAAAACTCACCGGCAAACAGGCAAGAAAGGAATAACATGAGCAAGCTATCTTTGATTGAAATGTCCGTTGACGTTCTCGTGCCGTATGAGAAAAACGCTAGAAAGCACCCTGAGGCCCAAATCCAACAAATCGCTCAGAGCATCAAGGATTTTGGCTTTCTGTCGCCTGTTCTTATCGACCGAGAAAACAACATCGTTTGCGGCCATGGGAGAGTGCTAGCTGCGAAAAAACTTGAGATGCTTAGTGTCCCCTGTCTTCGTGCTGAATCGCTCTCTGAGGCGCAGAGACGGGCGTTTATCCTAATCGAGAATCGCCTGCACGAAACGAGCGATTGGGATAAAGAACTTTTGAAGCACGAGCTTGATGATTTGATGTTGAACCTAGAGATGCCCTTGGAGAACGTAGGATTCTCGCCTGAAGAAATAGCCTCCATCATCGGCGATCCGTTTTCTCTTGCCGGTGGGCAGCCTGAAGCGTTCCCAGAGGCCGATGAGAAAATCGAAACCAAACACGAATGCCCCAAGTGCGGCTATAAGTGGAGCTAAACATGGAAAAAGAGATAGCGTGGGAACGGATAATGATAGATCAAATCGATGCCAACATTGTTCGCCAGATCGAGGCGCGTAGTCGAATCGTCCAAAGCATCAAGGAAAAGCGTCCTTACCGGGTGCCAGAACGAGAAAAAGAGGCTCTAGAATTCCGGCTTAAAGACTATCAGGGCCTCTACAAGAAAGAAACAATTGAAAGGATTTTTAATGAGCTTTTCCAAGGATTCGAAGACGTACGCACTGCCAAGTATGAGGGATGTTGAAGCCACCCCTTGGAATGGCTATAATGTCGTCTCTACGTTCTCCGGTTGCGGTGGCTCCTGTCTCGGGTATCGCATGGCTGGGTACCGCGTCAAATATGCGCTAGAATTCATCGAAGAGGCGCAAAGAACCTACAAGGCGAATCACCCAACATCGTACCTTGATTGTCGCGATGTGCGCACCGTGAAGCCTGAAGAGATTCTCGAGATTATCGGTATGAAAGCAGGAGAAATCGACCTGTTCGACGGCTCGCCACCGTGTTCGGCCTTTTCCACCGCTGGTTCAAGAGAGGGCGGTTGGGGAAAGGTCAAACAGTATAGCGACAAAAAGCAGCGCGTGGATGACCTGTTTTTCGAATACATCAGGCTACTAAAAGGACTTCAGCCCAAGGTGTTTGTCGCTGAAAACGTGTCTGGCCTTATCAAAGGTTCTGCCAAGGGTTACTTCCTTGAGATTTTGGCAGCTATGAAAGCTTGTGGATACGAGGTTTCTTGCCGGTTGCTTGATGCCCAATGGCTAGGTGTTCCTCAAATGCGCCAGAGAACGATCTTTGTTGGAGTGAGGAACGACCTCAAGATTGCGCCGTGCCACCCAACACCTTTTACTCATCGATTTAGCCTAGCCGATGCACTTAAACTTGCAAAGGGTTACCCTATCGATCCGGATTGCGATATATCAAGATTCGCGATAGGGGCCCTGTGGGACACGATCAAAGAAGGCGAGGCCCACGAGAAAAGATTCTCTTTTGTAAAGCCATTTCTCAACAAGCCTTGCAATACTGTTGTGGCGACGTGTGGGAACACATCGGCTGGTTCGATCGTTCACCCCTATGAGAAGCGCAAGTTTTCCGTTACAGAACTCAAGGCTATCTGCAGCTTTCCGCTCGATTTCATTCTTACCGGGGACTACCCGCGAAAGGTGGAACGTCTTGGCCGCAGCGTTCCACCCCTTATGATGAAGGCAATATCAGAAACGATTCTCAAGAACATACTGGAGAAAACGCTATGATTATCCCAAAGAATTGGACGTTCAACAGTGAACACGTTGCCACGAACTTCAATGAGCACGTCAAAGAACAATTGCCATGGTACGATTTGGCAACATCTGCTACCGCGCACATCGCAAGGCATTACCTTACGGAAAATGCGCTTATGTACGATATTGGCGCCTCGACTGGCAACATCGGAAAATCGCTTGCCCTTACGATAAAAGAAAGGAATGTCTCTTATATTCCAATAGATTCGTCTCCACAAATGAAGAACTCATACACTGGCCTAAATGAGCTCATCATCGCCGATCCTTGCACGTTTGACTTTGAGCCTTTTGATGTGGCCATTCTTTTCTTGGTGCTGATGTTCGTTTCTGTCAGCAAGCGCAAGGATTTGCTTGAACGCTTGAAGGACCGCGCTAAGAAAGGTTCGACTATCATTGTGGTCGATAAGGCCGAACCTTTGCAAGGGTACCCCGGCATTATCAATAGCCGTCTCGCCTTGTCAGAGAAGCTTCAGGCAGGTGTTTTGCCTCGCCAGATTCTCGAAAAAGAGCTGTCTCTTTGCGGTGTCCAAAGGCCGATTAAGACCGAGGAAATGTTCAGAGGCGGCCAAGAATTCTTCAGGTTCGGCGACTTCTTCGGATGTTATTGGGAGTTTTGACATGACACCTGCAGAGCTGCTTAAAATGATCGATGAGGGGGTACCTTTGCAATTGGCGCTCCAAACCGCAGGGATGGAAGAGAGTCTTCTCTCTGACAAAATGAGAGCTGCGCTTAAGGAGCGGCAAGCAAAGGTGCGTTGCTGCATTATGCAAAGGCTATACGCTGCGACGCAGAAAGCCTCTGCTAGCCCTAACGCGGTTGCTAGCGCAGCCAAGACGTGGCTAGAACTGGCGAAAGAAGACCACAAAGATAAGCCGATCTCGATCGAGATCGTGGAGGCGATGGAATGAGCATCCAAGTGGCCCAAGGCAAGCTACAGATACCGGTCCTCAAGGGGCAGATGAGATTCTCGCGCTCCAAGGCTCGACAGGCTGCTATTACCTCTGGCCTTGGTGGTGGTAAATCCTTTGCGCTACGTTTGTGGAGCCTTAACCAGTGCATCAAATATCCGAGAGCCTTGCACTGCTACGGTTCGTTATCTTATCGCAATATGAAGGATTCGGCCATTCCTGCTTTCGGAGAGCTGTGCGATTGTTTGGGCATACCTTATAGGTGGTTTGGGTCAGATTATTATTACGAGATCAACGGAAAGACCCATATCATCTTTCGCTCTCAGGATGCCGCTGTGAACATGCGTTCAACGGAATTAGGCAGCCTTGCTTGCGACGAATTGGCCTACTGGAGTGAGAAAAACTTCAAGACAATGCTAGGACGCCTACGAGATTCCAGAGGTTCGCTTCACATGCGCGCCGCTACCACCACGAACGGGTACAATTTCTTCCATCGATACTTTGTCAAAGAAGCGCAGGGAACGCAAAGAGATCTCATATTCACATCATCATACGAAAACAAATACCTACCCGAAGATTACCTGACAATGCTAGAAGAAAGCTACGATGAGGACATGCAGGCGCAGGAAATAAGAGGCCAGTTTGTCAACATTGGTGGCCGACGTTACTACAAATACAGTCAAGACAAGCACTCGACAAATCTAGAAATCATAAGGACAATCCCGATTGTCGTAGGTATGGATTTCAACGTAAATCCAATGACGGCTGTGATCTGTCAGGTTCATGAAGACGGCGATAAGCCAATGCTTCATGTGGTGGATGAAATCTGGCTTAAGAATAGCAACACTTGGAACATGGCCGATGAGATAATGCGCCGCTACGGGCCCTGTTTCATCGTTCCTGACGCAGCAGGAAACCGCCTGCAATCCAACGCTACGCGAACCGACCATCAGATCTTGAGAGAAGCAGGCCATGAGGTTGCTCGTGTGCGCAATCCCCACAGAAAGGATCGTTTCAATACAACAAACAACCTACTCGAAAAGGGCAGGATTCTTATCGACAAAAAGTGCGAGAAATTGATGTGGGATCTCGGGTGCTGCTCCACAGACGATTCCGATGATAAAGAGTCGGGCCACATCACAGATGCACTTGGTTATGTATTGTGGTATTATTTCCCAATCAGCATTAGAGGGAACGAGTCATACTCGGATGTTCCAACAATTTTGTGAGGTCAACATGGAAATCGTCAAGACCGATACGCAAGAAATCGACATCAAACCAGTTCTGGAATTCATTGCTTCTCAAAAGGATTACCTGCAAACCGCTGAGGATTTGTACACGATTTACAACAGAAAACTAACGCCGTTTATCGAGAGAAGGCTAGATACCGACCTCAAGGGTAGGGAGTCACGCGCTGAGGCCAAACTGAGAATAAGCGCAATCAATGTTCTTCCAATGGTAGTCGATAAACTGTCGCACGTTTACGACTGTGATCTCGCAAGAAAAAGCACTGGCATTGGGACCGTAGAAATGGAGAATCTACTCACTTCGTGGCAGATTTCCGAGGCCCTGATGATGGCAAACAAAATGCTAAACCTTCACAGGTGTGTCGCTATCGAACCCGTTCTCGAAAGCAAAAGGCTAAGAGTCATTCCAGCCCACCGTTTTCTTGTCATGGGTGACGGAACGATTGATAACGTAATGAAAGGGTTTATCAAGATCATTGGCACTGAGAATGCAGGCCATGGCCCTGTGGAAATCTATGAAATGTACACTTCTGAAGCTTTCGTTAGCTTCAATTCCAAAGGCGAGATCCTCAGGATTCAGCCGAACACGTATGGCGAAATTCCAATCGCATACATAACTCGAGATACTGTTACTCTCATGCCAGAGCAGGATGTCGACACGTTCAACATGGTAACACTTCTGCCACTTCTCCTGACCGATGGAAATTTCGCTATCAAATTCCAATGCTTTTCTATCATCTATACGATGAATCTTGACGCAAAAAACATGACTCTTTCGCCTAACGCGGTGTGGCAGCTCAAAAGCACGGGTACCGAGACCGATAAACCCGAATTGGGAGTTATCAAGCCATCAGCCAACATCCCTGACATTCTTGAGTGGATTCGGGCGCAGTTTTCCTTGTGGCTTGAGAGCAAAAACATCAAGCTGAAATCGTTTGGCAATTCCACCGCAAGCGTAGAAAACGCGTCTGGCATCGCAAAGGCAATCGATGCCGCCGATGTGTCGCAAGATCTCACCTACCAGAGAGTCATTTTCACCCGCCTAGAAGCTGACGTTTTCCGTCTCATGGGTCTTCTCTTTGGGAAGCAGATAACGGTTGCTACGAGCTTCAAAATGCAGAATCTCGTTCCTGAGACTGACAAAGAGAAAACCGAGGTTATCGTGCTCAAGAAAACGAACGGCCTCATCTCCTCTAAGCAGGCAATCAAAGAGGCCAATCGGCATATGTCACAGGAAGAAATCCAAGAAATGACAAAGGATATTGAGGGAGAAAAAGAGGATGAATTACGATCTGAAGACGAGGGTAGTGGTCAAAACGAAGAAAGGTTTCCCGAGAGATTACCTCGAGAGAATCGGGCGTGAATTGGTCAAAACAATCAAAGAGAGGACAGCCAAGGGCATTGACAAGAACGGTGTGCCATTTGCCCCTTACTCTAAGGATTATATCGAAAGCAAGCCTTTCGCTATCGCAAGAAAGAGTCCTTCGAATGTGAACCTTAAGCTGTCAGGCGAGATGCTAACCGACATCGAGGTGATCGAGGTTGATTCTGGTTCTGGCACTATCGTTTTGGGGATCGTTGGAGCCGAAAGCGAGGCCAAGGCCCACGGACACATAACGGGTGCGAACGAAACCGGCAGGCTACCTGTCAGGGATTTTCTTGGTGTCTCGAAAGCAGAAATTGCTGCAGCATTGAGCAAATTACCTGACGCAGAACGGTACATGAAAGCGCAAAAAGAATTCAAAAAACGTATAGAAATTGAGGAGAAAAAGCCTCAGGATAGGGGGTACAATCCACCGGGCATAGAAATCGAAGACGTGTTTGGAGTGATCGATGAAATCGCAGACGAAACAGTTGTTTTTTAGGGGGTAACAGTATGGCAAGAGCAACATCTCTACTGGGTATAGTCGGCTTATCTCGAGCACTAATTAACCTCAAGGTTTTGACTCCCCAGATTGCTGACGACATCGGCGAGACACTCGTAACAATGATTCGCACCCGAACACGTCTCGGCTACGGTGTTCGGGGGAACAATCAAGCGAAAGAACGCTTCAAGAAGCTGGCACTCTCTACTATCAGTCATCGCCAGTGGCTAAAGAGCAAGGGCTTGCTCTCACCTATCGCTACCCCGGCCAAGGCGACAATGACGCGTTTTGGCAGCATGATGGACGATTTGATGTATGAAAAAGGACCGCAAAGAGTAACGATTATGTTCTCAAAAACTGAAGAGGCAACCAAGGCTTATTACAACACGTTGTTAGACCGTCCGTTCATGTTCTTGACTGACAAGGAAACAAAGGCAGCAAAGGCGCTAGTGCAAGAGGCTATTGACGCTTATGTTGACGCCCTAGCACGCACCATGTAACATAACTGTATGACGAGAGGAGAATCGAGATGAGCACAGAAAACACACCTTCCCCGGTTGAACCAAAAACCACAGAGCCTGCGGTACCTGTGGCAAAGGAAGGCACGACCGTTCCTGAGAATGTTCCATATTCCAAGTTTCGCGAATTGTTGGATGAAAAAAAGAAGCTTTCTTCTGCTTTTTCAGAGGTCAGAACTCAATTGGATACTCTTCTTTCTGAGAAGGAAGAGGCGGAAAGAAAACGTCTTTCCGAAATCAATGACTTCAAAACTCTGTATGAAAAGACAGCCAAAGACAAAGAAAAACTACTAGAATTGTATGAGTCTGAGAAAAGAACAAAAACTCGTGATAGAAAATTCAATGCTTTCCTGCGGGAAGTAGGTGGTTTGCGTAAGGATGAGTATCGCAGTTTTGTTGACTTAGACGGTGTGCCCACCCGAGATGATGGTGAGGTTGACGCTGAGAAGATTCGCGAATTTGCTTTGAAATTTAAGGAACAATTCCCAGAACTGGTTGCAGAACCTGTGAAGACACCGCCTCCGTCTACCGCTCCAAGGATTGGGGCTACGTTCGACAAAAAGCCTCAGACCCATCAGGAATTACTGGCGGCATACGCTCAGGCTATTCAACGCTAAGGGAGAAAAGATCTATGGCTAATATCGCAACCACTCAAACGACCGATGTAGCGCAAACACTTCTGTCACAATATGTTCAGTCCTATCTTTGGCAGAACGCTATCCTCGTAAACACCATTGTTGACCGCTCATCCGAGGCCGTCCAAGGCGTAAAGACGATCGATTTCGGCAAGCGCACTCAGCTCTCTGCCGTAACGAAAAACGCTAATACGGCTATGACTTCTACGAACTTCACTTGGTCAGTGGACCCTTTGAATCTCGATAAGCACGAAGCCGTTTATACCATTCTTGAGGATTTTGCTGGCATTGAATCCGCAATCTCTCAGGAACCTGCCATTCTTGAAAGTTCGACCGAAGCCTTATTGACCCTACTCGAGGGCAACATTTACACTGCTCTTGCCGCTGCTACAGCCGCTCAAAGGGTCAAATTCAAGACACAGGATACCCTTTCTTTGGCTGACGTTCTCAATGCTCGCAAGATCCTCAATAAGGCCAATGTGCCTTTGATGGACCGCTGGATGAGTGTGAATCCCGATCAAGAAGAGCAAGTACTTCAGCTCAATAACTTTGTGCACGCAGACAAGTATGGCAGCCCCAATATGCCACTCGTAAACGGCGAAATTGGCCGCGTTTACGGTTTCCGTGTTGTTGTAACGAACAATGTTACTACGTCAACAGTTCTCTGTTACCACCGTTCTCACGTCGCTTTCGCCCGTCAGTTGGGACTGCGATTCGAGAATTCGCGCAAGCTTTCTGAAGCCGCAACCGAGTATCTCATGCACCAAAAGTATGGCTTGAAGACACTCGACTCAGGCAAGCGTTGTGTTCTTATCAATAACTCCGGTACATGATTTGGGGATAACCGATGAAAGATTTACAGTCTAGACTAACGATTTGGAATTTCGATGGTGCCACTTACACCGATGTTTCCGATGCTCTTTGTGACTTTGGAGATGACTCGGAAAAGTTCACCCTATCGTCTGGCGGTGGTCTTTTTCTCGGTTTCCCTAAGCCTATTTCTGGAATTTATTGCGCACTTTCTACTCCAAACACTACCCCTTTGACTGTCACCGTTTCGGTGTTTGCTCAGAGTGGGTGGGTGACTCCAAAATTTCTTGACGACACCAAAGGATTCACCCGTGACGGCTTCATTTCTTGGGAGTTACCCCAGAGTGGTGTCGTAGCAAACACGGTGAATGGAACAGAGCAGCTGTGGCATCGCCTCACTTTTTCGACCGACTCAGAGGAAATCGAGGCCACGGCTATCTCGACCATTTTCTCAGATGACACAGACCTTGTTAAGGATTTTCCTGACATTCTCGATAGCGGTTTCCTTTTAGGCGAGACGACACACAACCTCATACACGAGACGGTACGAGATGAAATCGTGCAGCTCTTTCGCAATCGTGGCCTGAGAACGATTCGAAACGGCTATTATCGACGGCTAACCTATTGGGACATCATGGATTCGCAAGAGGTTCGTTTAGCAGCAAGGCATCTCGCACTCTCCAAAATCTTTGAGAACGTAGCCAATTATGACAAAGATGATAACTGGAGAAAAAAGAGTATCTCGTTTCTTGGCAAGTATGAGCGCGAAATCGATCTAGCGTTCCTGACGTGGGATAGGCTTCAAGACGGTGCAATCAATGATTCTCGAGATATTTCTGTGGGGGTCTTATCACGATGAGCAACATTGAAACGATCATGACTGGAGTCAAAACAGTGGTTCAGGCAGCGCTAGGCACAAGCTGGAAACCGCTAGAACACATTATCGCTATTGAGAAAAACAAGTGGAAAGGATGCACAACCCGTTGGGGTGTCATTCCTTCAGGTGCCGAAGAGGTCTCGGGTGTCGTTCACGCAAACACTTTGACACATACGATCCGTATATGCATCACTGACGAATACATCACGTGCGTAGATGGCGATGACGCCATTGTCACGAAGATGATAGTTCTCATGGGCAAGTTAGAGGACATTTTTAAGGCGCTAACATTGAACAAATGCGGAGCGCCTACCATTGTTCGGAATGTTTCTGGTTTTGCTATCGACGAATCCATGATGTTTCGGGAACCAATGAAGGACCGAATTATCGTGGTCGAGGGTAGATTTACAGTACGTTCTCAAACGAACTTTTAAGGAGAAAAGAAATGGCTTATGTTAGCGCAAAAACCACGGTGCTATACGTCACCGAGGAGAGCACTCAAGGCGTAGCCGTTGATCCCACCTTAGGGAATCAAGCGGTTTCGATTCAGAGCGATGGCTATGAATTGAACGGAGAAAAAGAACTGGTAGAAAGAACGAATCTCACAAATTCCATCGCAAAATCGTTGCCTCGTGTGGGCATCAAAACTGCGTCTGGAAGTGTGAGCGTAGAAGCCAAGGCCAACATCGTAGCGGGTGCGGCGCCTGAAGCTGACCTTCTTTTCAAGGCGGCGCTCGGTGGGAAAGTCACACTCGCAAGCACTTCTGTTACCGGTACAAGTCATACAACAAATTCTATCAAGGTGGACGGCTCAGCAGGCTTGACCGCTGGAAACATCGTTATGTTGAAAGACACCAACATTGGGTACCACGTGACTCCTCTTACCGCAGTCACCGCAGGAACCGTTGCGACATTGACCGTTACGGGTTCGGCTGGCGTGATCGTCCTAAACGCCAAATATGCGGGCGTAGCTGGAAATTCGATCACCTTTGCTATGACCACAGGCGCCGTCGCCGGGTCAGAGGTTGTTACCGTCGTAGGCACCGAAATCGAGGTGCAAATCGCCAGTGGAACATCCACCGCTGCGCAAATCAAAACAGCGATCGATGCCTCGGTAGCAGCAATGGCGCTTATTGCTCCTGTGACGATTTCCACCGCCGGAGTCATGGAAACCTTCGCAGAAGCAAATCTCGCAACCGGTGCTGACCAAGTCGCTACGATGCTCGTTCCATCTGCGCTTGCTCCTGCCAACGGAACAGTCATCGAGAAATTCACTCAATACTATGGAGCAAACACTGGGCATCCTAGCCTTACTTTGACTAGCTTTCATGAGAATGCTCTCAAGATTCAGGCGACGGGCATCAAGGTTTCATCGCTATCACTCGAGTCATTCGAAACGGGTCAAGTGCCTGCTTTCGCCTTCGGTTTGCAAGGCCAATCGTACGATGAAACCAAGGCGGCCAGCGGCTTGACTGCGACGTTCGACGGCGCGACACCACCCCTTGCACTTGCTGCCTGCGTGTACAAAGACGGCGTGCAGTTGGCGGTGAACGCGGTGACACTTTCTATCGAGAATTCTATTTCTCGTGTGACTTCTATGTGCTCTCAGAACGGTGTGATTGCGCTGCGTGAAGCCGAAAGAACCGTCAGTGGTACCATGACTCCATACATGGATACCGAAAGCGTTGATCTGTTCAACGATTTCAATGAGAACACTCAGTTCTCTTTGTTCATGCACATGCAAAATCCGATCACGAATGGCAAGAAAGAAGTGATTGCGATTTACCTTCCCAACTGCATTATCACCGCCTTACCAAAGGCAGATGCAGATGGTTTGCTAACATATGCTCTTGAATTCTCTGCGGGGCCATCTTCGGACGGTTCAGGCAGTGACATCTATTTGTCGTTTATCTAAGAGGTCAACTATGTTAATTCGGTCGAAAAATGATAGAGTGCTAGTCGAAATTGTCGGTCAAAACAATGAGGAACCAGTTCAGTTTTTCTTCAAGCCTTTGACGATTGCTGAGAAAAGCGAGATTACGGGTTCGCTCAAAAACACATCCGACATGGGCGACATGCTCGATTTTACTCGCAAGGTAATCTCGAAAACGCTCAGAGATGTGAAGGGTCTTATCCGTCCAGACGGCTCCTCTTATCGTCTCGAATTCGAAGGCGATACCATCAAAGAGGACTGTTTAGACGACCTCATGAATCTCGAGATTAACGAGAAGTTCATCCTCGTAGCCGGTATGTTTCTTCGTGGCGTTCCTGCTGAGGGTCAGCTCATCAATCCTAAAACGAATCTACCCGTTGAAGGCATTGTGGTCAAAAAAAACTCAGTAGCGTAGAACCTGATGATGGAATCTATGTTCCTCAGTTTTGGCTAGAAATGGCTATCATTTTCTCCGATTTAACACCATACGATCGAGCCGTTTTGGAGCCTTCGCTCCATTTCTTTTTTGATAAAAACAACTGTGACATCAAGGCAGAGCAGCTCGAAAAAAGGTTGTCAATTTCAAAAAAAGAAGCAACCGAAAGAGTAAGACTCGGCTGTGCCGTCCATAAGAAGCACGGGGAGACTGAAGATTTCGAGTATTGGGTGTGTCCTTGCCAGATCGTTGATCGGTCCATGGGGATCCTACTCTCACTCGCCCTAAGGCTCAAAAAAGGTATACTACCCTTTGAGGGCGGTTATCTCGATCAACCAGCCAACCTCATGGCTGCCCTTGGCATTGTGGAGTCGTTCCTTCAGCGTCAGGAAGAAAGAGAACGCAAAGCAACCGAGGCAAAACAAATGAAAGGGAAGCGATAATGGCAAGCCAAAACACAATGAGCGTTCTGTTTGACCTCGTGACTGCGCAGGCAGAGGCTAACGCTCGGGCACTCTCCGGCTCGCTTATTGGAATTAACAGTGCTGTTGATCTAGCAGTAAAAGGACTTTCTGCGGCTACCGAGGTTTTGGGCGTGATCGCTGGAGCCTTTGTTGACGCGACAAAAAACGCTATCGCTTTCGAGTACGGTCTCGCAGGCATCAAGACGATTGCACAGGATGCCAATCTTGACTCTCTACGCAAGGAATTGTTGGATATATCGTCAGCGTGGGGGTTCGATGAACTTAGCGCCGCTACTGCGCAATATGACCTTATTTCTTCAGGATTTACCGATACTGCTGACGCTGCGAAAGTTCTTTCTGCTTCTGCTGCGCTTGCCACCGCCGGTATGGGTGAGCTGGGTGGAACAGCAAAGGTTGTGGCCGTCGCGATCAACGCGTTTTCGCTCAAAGCAGCGGATGCGGATAAGGTAACAGATGTTCTTACAAAGACGACACAATTTGGTGTTACGACACTAAACGAATTGGGGCCTGCTTTCGGCCAAGTGGCATCGATTGCAGCCGGCGCTGCCGTGTCGCTTGAAGAAACCTCAGCTGCTATGGCTACTCTAACGCTCACCGGTAAGACGGCTTCGGAGTCTGCTACTGGCCTAAAATCGCTGCTTAGTTCTTTGCTCAAACCAAGTGAAGACCTACAAAAAGCATTCAAGACCGTATCGGACAAGAGCATTGCCGCCAGTATCGCGCAGGATGGTCTCGGAAAAACGCTAGAATTGATTCGTGGGAAGATTGGCTCAGGCTCGGACCAATGGATCAAGTATCTCGGTTCTGTTGACGCGGCTTCTGCAGGTATTACGCTAGCAACAGGCAAGAATAAAGAATTCACAGACATCACAGCAGCGATGAACGACAAAACGAAGGCGGCAGGTGAAACCACTCGAGAAATGGCTGCTATCG